CAGCCGGGTTCTGCATCGGCGCTGGCCCGGGGCGGGTGGGATCGAGGTGGCGGCCGACTCGTACGGCCGTACGGCGGTGCGCCAGCTCGACCGGCGCGGGAGGTTGCGCTCCAGTGGTGGAGCCAAGCAACTCCGGGAGCAGGCAGCCGGCCGTACCTGGCAGGTCAGCAGCGGCGGCTTCTGGCAGATCCATCCGGCCGCCGCCGACGTGCTGGTCGATGCGGTCCGACTGGCCGGGGCCGCGCGGCCGGGGGAGCGGGTACTGGACCTCTATGCCGGGGTCGGGTTGTTCGGAGGGGTCCTGGCTGAGGATGTCGGCCCGAACGGTTCGGTGGTCTGCATCGAATCCAACACTGCTGCGGTCGAGGATGCCGAGGTAAACCTCGCGTCGACGCCGTGGGCGCAGGCGCGAGTGGGTCATGTGGATGCCGACCTGATCCGCGCGGAACTTGTGAGGGACCGGCCGGACCTGATCGTGCTCGACCCGCCTCGGGCCGGCGCCGGGCGGGCGGTCTGCCAGGCCTTGGTCGAATCCGCAGCCCGGATCACCTACGTCGCTTGCGACCCTGCCGCGTTGGCCCGGGATGTCGCCACTTTCAGGGCAGCCGGATATCAGTTGGCGGCGCTCCGGGCTTTCGATCTCTACCCGATGACCCATCATCTGGAGGCCGTGGCGCTGCTGCTGCCGGAGCGGGCTGGGTTGGGGCGCAACGGTTTGCGGTGATCCGCCGGTGTCGTATCGGTCCGGGTCCGGTTGGTGTGCTGACGCATGTTCGACGCACGATCGCGAGGGTTGCTGACGCACCCGGGACGCACGTCAGCGGGGCTGGATCAGTTCCGTGCCGTCGAAGACGTGCCCTGCCGCGTGCCGGCCCGGGGGATCGGCTGCGAGTGCTTCGGCCACGTCGGCCTGATACCGGGCGAGAGGGACCACTGCGGCCCGCGTCGATTCGGCCTGGCCGTAGGTCAGGGCGATGCCGAACGCGGTGATCAGTCCCATCACGCGGCCGTCGAGGTCGTAGGGGATCGTCAGACCGACCGCGGTCAGGAGGATCCCGAGGGCGGTCCACGCTGCGCGAAGCCGGGCGGGTTCGAACCGGCGGGCGTAGGACCATGCGCGGCGGAGGCGGGCGAGCATGGTTGGGAGTCTGCGCGGGCCGGTGTTAGCGGAATCCTCGTAGGCGGCGCCACCATTCGAGGAGCGCGTTTCCGGTGGTGGCCGCCGGCGGCGGCGGTGGCGGTGGTGGATGCGGTGGTGGAGGCGGGTTCGGGCCGGGGCCGGGGCCGGGGACGACCGGGATGGTGCCGGCGGGGAGGGTGATTTCGTAGCGGGTCATAAAGTCGAGGCTCATCGTTGCCTCGCCGGGGCCGCGGCGCTCCGACTCCCAAACGCATTGGCACACGCCCTTTTCGGCGATCACGGCCAGCCGGTCGTCGCTGATCGTGATCGGGGCCTGCCCGGTCTGCGCGGGGAAGACGAACCGCAGCGTCGTGGGGCCGACCTTCTCAATGGTCATGGTGTAGAGGGTCGCCGGGGTGCCGTCGTAGACGGCGAGGGGTCCGTTAGGCCAGGTGCCGGATGAGCCGGCGGTGTTGCCCTGGTTGTTGGCGTTCCCACCGAACGGGGTGAGGAGGGGGCCGACGGTTTGCAGGTTGCCGGCGTCGAAGCCCCATCCGGCGTAGCGGATCGAGAAGTGGCCGGGGACGGTTTCGGCGGCACCGGTCAGGCTGTCCCATAGGTGCATCCCGATTTTCCACGGCCCGGCGGCGCCACCGGGGTCGTAGCCGAACGTGACCTTCCACCGGTCGGGGATGACCTTGGTGTCGACGCCGATGTAGGAGGCTCCGCCGGCGGTGCGGCGGTTCGCGACGCGGGATGGCAGGTTGATTCCGCCGCGGGCGCCGGCCGCGACGATGCCGGCGTCGCCGGTGTTCTGCGCTCGGCCGTTGTTGCGCCATCCGAACAGTCGGGTAACGGGGTCGAGGAACCGGAAAGGGGGCAGGCTCGAGCCGCGGGGCGGGGCGAGGTCCTGCGCGGTGAGGCCGGTGAACGTGTCGGCGAGGACGACCGGCTGGGTCGGATCGGGCGGGGGCGGGGGCGGCGGCGCCGTTCCGGCGGCGCCGACGGGTAGGTCGATGAGGTGGACGTGTTTCCCGACGGCCTGCACAAAGCTGCTGACCTGGCCGAGTGACTGAGTCGGGGCGTCCTGCACGCTGGGCTTGTAGACGGTGACGGTGACCGGGGCGTCGAGGGTGACGGTGATGTCGACCGACGCCGGCTCGATCAGGTTGCCGGTGTTAGTGGTCACGTTGTACGCGTACAGGTCGACCGAGCGCCACAGGGCGAGGACGTGGGCGCCGCTGCGGCGCTGGAATAGGAGGTAGTGAAGGTCGGGGCCTCCGCCGGTGACTTTCATACGACGGCCGGCGGGGGTGAACGGGACGCCGGGGTCGCGGAGCCGGGTGAGGTAGCGGCGCATCGCGTCGAACTGTGCTTTACGGCGCCACGATGACGGCGCGAGTTGCGGCGTCTCGATGTATCCGAACGTCGAGGCGCGGACGTCGTTGCTCGTGTCGATCCACGGCGGCTGATTGTTGAGCATCTCGTAGGCCATGACTGGGCCCTGACCGAGGAGGAGGTAGGTGAGGGGGAGTTTCGGCGCGTAGATCGCGGTCACCGATTCGGGGGTGGCGCGGCTGCCGCCGGTGTAGGTGATGCCGTCCTGGGGGGTGGCGTTAAACCATCCGGCCTCGGTGACGGCGAACGATTCGCCGGCGTACATGCCGGCGAGAATGTCGAAGAACTCGGAGGGCCCGGTCGTGGGCCCGTTGAGGGGGTCGCGTTCGCCGGGGTAGATGTGCGCGTCGGCGCGGTCCGCCCACTGGCCGATCTGTCCCATGGATGCGACGTCGGCGCGGAGGACGGCCTGCCAGTCTCCACCGGGTGGGACGCGGTTGCCGACGGGCCGGGACAGGGGCGGGCCCTGGATGATGACTTTGGCGAACGCTGGCCGGCTGCGGGTCTCCTCATAGATGGCCTGCTGCGCCCATCGGGTCCGCTGCGCCCAGTCGGGGAACGCGGGCGCGTCGCCGTTCGGCTCGTTCACGCCGGCGATGACGGCGATGAGGCTGATGTTGTAGACGGCCGGGTTGTTCTGGATTTCGTCGAGGTAGATGTTCGCCCACCGCTGGGCCTCGGCGAGGCTGATGGCCTGCTCAAGGGTGAGCATGGGGACGACGGTGCGGATGCCGGCGGCGTGGAGGCGGCCATGCGCGGCGCGGGGCTCGCGGTTGGTCGAGATTCGCTGCCGGACGAGTTGGACGCCGAGCTCGATGACGAGGTCGACGGTTTCGTTTTCGAAACTGTTCGTGTCGTCGGCGCTCTGGTAGGTGAAATGCGTGTTCATGCCGAACACGTCGACGGCGGCCTGAGCCTGCCGGGCGGGGACGAGCGGGAGGGTCGACGTCGGCGGCGGGGTTACCGGCGGGGCGGTGGCGAGGAACTGGTACTGGTTGATGTGTTCGACGTAGACAGCGGCGGCCTGGTCTTTCCCGGCCTCGTTGTAGTGGCCGTCGCCGGCCTCGCCGGGGGTCTTGCGCCACCGGGCGGGGAGGAGGCGAACGTCGAGGTCGGCGCGGTCCTGCGCGGTGAGGTCGGGGAGGGCCGCGGCGCGGGCGAGGAGCCGGTCGTGGATGCGGCAGTATTGGGCCGGCGTGTAGTCGGCCGCGTATCCGGCGTTCACCTGGTCGGCCATGTTGCGGACCCATAGAAACAGTCCGGTCGTGGCGTAGGCCGAGGCGGTGCTAGTCCCTAGCTGGAACACGATGGCGCGCTCTGAGGCGGCCATCATGGCGGCCACGGCGGTCCGGGTGCGCGGGGCCATGCTCATGACGCTGGACTCGGAGCGGCGGTCAATGTCGGCGTCGGGGTTGTGTCCTCCGCGGATCAGGTTGGCTTTGCCGGCGCGGCCGTCGGCGTCGAACCGGGCTTTGATTTCGGTGATGGATTCGCCGGAGCCGACGCCGTTGATGACGGTGATTCCGAGGGGTCCCTCGATCCGTGGGCCGATGCCGTTGCCGAGGCTGTCGGTGTAGAGGCCGACCTGGGTGACGCTCATCTGAGCCACCACACGATGAGGGCGGCGATGGCGACGGTGGCGGCGGCGGTGCCGATGAGTGCGCCGAGGGTTATGGCTTGGTCGTCGGGCCCGTTACGCATCGGTCAGGCTCGGGCGGTCTGGCCGGATGCCTTGCCGGCGGCGAGCGCATCCCATGTGCCGGCGGTGATCCACACGAGTTTGAGCCCGGAGGCTTGGAGGTTCTTGGATTCCTCGGGGTTGAGGCCGAGGAACAGTGGGCCGTCTTGGAGGGCGTCGGCTCGTTCGGTTGCGCGCATGATGCGGGCCATTTCGTCTTCCTCTGTTTGGTCGGTGGCGGGGGTGCTGCTGCTGGGGCCGATCTGCCACGGCCGGGTGTCGTCCTCGCCGGCGGCGGTGACTGAGACGTGGCCGTGTGCGTCGTGGGGGTTGGTGCCGTCGTAGGGGGTCCAAACGAGTCGGCCGCCCTGCCATTGGGTGATCCGCCGGGACCGGATCAGGTAGGAGACGCGGCGGTCGCCGGAGGCGACGATCCCGGCGAAGATGGCGTCGATGTCGCAGCCGTTCGCGGGGTCGTGGGTGTAGTCGCGGGCGTGGACGATGCCGCGGCTGTCGGGGTTGTGATCTGAGACCCGGGACGCGTGTGCGGTGTCGCCGATGCTGCCGTCGCTGACTTTCGACCGGTTCGGGGCGGCCGCGTTGATCTGGGCGAGTAGCTGGTCGAGGCTACGCGCGACGCGCCAAGACGCCATCAGTGCCGGTCCGGTGTTGGGGTCACACTGCGAGGCTGCGCGGACCGGTGACAGTGCTAGGCCGGGCCAAGATCCTCAACGAGCATGCATGTGGGCTGTACCGCGGAGCCGACCGAGACGACCGTGCCGGCGCTGACGGCGCGGAAGTCGACCGAATAGGTGTTGAGGCCGGGCTGCGCGGTTTCGACGGCCGTGGACCGCCATGCGACGCTGTTGGCGCCGGCCAGGGGGATCGGGCAGTCCCCGCCGGGCATGTAGCCGTCGGTTCCTGGCCCGTCCCGGTACAGGGTGAACAGTGCGTGCGGGGCGCCGGTCAGGGTGTAGCAGATGCCCCAAGCGGTGACGCGGACGCGGCGCGGTCCGTCGACGACGAGGAGCTCACACTTCGGGTTTGTCATCCGCTGGCCGATGGTGCCGGTTGTGTCGTTGGCTCCGCGCTGGTCGTAGTCGACCTGGCCGCGGGGCCGGGCGTTCGGGGATATGCGTTCGTCGGTGAACGCGGTCGGGGCCTGAGTAGAGGCCGAGCCGGGCATGGTCCATGAGGCGAGGGGTATTTCGTAGATGCCGGCGCGGTCGACGGTCAGGGCCGGCGCGACGGGGTTTAGGCCGGGTGTGCCTAGCTTGACCTCCCATGACACTTTGTTGAGGGTCGGGTCGAGGCGGAGGACGGCGCGGTCCCGGCGCGGGTTGGAGCTGGAGTTGACGGTGACCGGGCGGTTTGAGCTCGCAGTGTCGCGGTAATGGAATCCGTCGACGATGAACCCGACGGGGCAGGCGCCGCGGGTGACCGATGCGCCGCCACCGGCGCTGATCTGCCCTTCGGCGGTGATCGGGAGGATGAGACCGTCGCCGGCGAACCCGCGGGCCATGCGGCGCCACCCGGCCTCGTCGACGATCGAGCCGGGGCCGGTGTCGAACGGTACAGACTCCTCGGCCATCAGGTGGGCCTCCCTTTCACTTGCCGGTTTGTAGTGCGCGAAGGTCCCGCTGAGCACCGGCCAGGGCCACCGTGCCAGCGTCGGTGACAGTGGCGCCGGGGTCGCCGACCCGGGGCTCGTACCGGGTCCCGTCGGGGGTGACCGTGATTTCCACTTCTCGGATGACGCCGGTCACGGTGCGCGCCGGGGCGGCCTCGACGGTGATCCGGTCGCCGAGGCCGTAGTCGATTCCGTAGCGGAGGTTGGGCCCGTCGCGGGGGCTGATCTTGGCCTGGGCGGTTTCGCCGGCCTCGGCGAGTTTCGTCTCGACGTCCTGTTGCAGTTTCGCGGGGTCACCTTCGGCGCGGGCGTCGTGGAATGTTTCGATGCGCCGGTGCCACCTGTCGGCGGCGGCCTGGTCCTCGGCTGCGACGAATGTTCGGGCCTCGAGGTCGCCTTGTCCTCCGCCGATGACGACGGTGGCTTTCGGGGCGGCGAGGGCCCAATCGAGGTCGGTGACGTTGCCGAGGACGAGGGCGAACCGGCCGGCGCGGGTCAGATCACGCGGCCGGTACACGCGGAACACTGGTCCGGTGGTCAGGGTGCGGCGGACGTCGAAGCCCACGTCTCCGCCGGCGACGGCCAGTTCCTCGAGCAGATCGAGGAGGTTGGGGAACCGGGCTGCGCCGATGACGTAGTCGCCGACGCCGGGATCAGTGGCGAGGGTGAGGCCTGGGACGCGTCGTTCGGGTCGGGCGCCGGGCCCGGCGTTGGCGTTGACGTAGGCGAGGAGGACGGTCGAGGCGGGCCCGGAGCGGCGGTCGTGGCTGTCCGCGGCCTGATTGTTCGGCGGCGACGCCGGTACGGGGTAGGCGAGGCGGTCCCGCAGGTGTACCTCGTCGGTTTCTCCGTGGGCCACGATCCGGCCGGGGGTGTTCTCGTCGGCGAGGAGCCGGGGGAGGGTCATCGGACCGGAGACGACGGTTCCGCCGGTGTCGGGGTCGCGTAGGACGATGCTGGCGCCGGGTTTGGTTAGGGCCCATGCGGCGTCGTTGAGGTCGTCGACCGTAATGGACCACGAGCCGGGCTGGCGCCACCGTAGGACGGCGCCGGCCCGTTCGTAGTTGAGCCGGCCCTGGTGTTGGCCGTCGGCGTCGAGGACGGCCGCGGTCAGGGGCGGTCGGTCGGTCACAACGCCGTCCGGTACTGCGGGTAGTAGGTGAGGGTGATGACGGTGCCGGCGGCGGCGCCGGCGACGAGGAGCTCGACGGGCACGGCGGCGGTGTCGCCGGGGATGCGCCACAAGGTTGAGCCGTCGAGGAGGTTGGGCCAACGGTTCTCACCGGATAGGAGCCGGATGGACTGCTGGCCGGGTTCGGTGATGATCAGGAGCGGGTCGCCGGCGGGGATGCCGCCGGCGATTTCGATGGTTTCTCCGGTGTCGGTGCGGGTCAGGGTGACGCCGAGCGCCGGGGGTTCGATGAGCCACTGCGGCCACGCGTCGACGTCGCCGGGGTTGTCGAGGGTGGTTTCGCCGAGGACGCGGGCGGTGCTGAGCCGTAGCGGAAGGATCGGGAGGAATGTGCCGGCCGGTCCGTCCCGATAGGGGAATACGCGCACGAGGGGGGCGCCGGCGGACCACCACGGGTTAGGGGCGAGGAAAGACACCACTGCCCGGTGCCATCGGCCGTCGCCGGACGCGGTCAGGCTGCCGTCGCCTTCGAGGCCTCCGGTGTAGACGCATCGGAGTAGGCGGGTGTCACCGTCGGCTTCCTGCACTTGCAGGGTCCCTGGTCCTTTGGCGGGGTCGAGGGCGTTGAGGAGCCTGCGGGCGCGGCGGCGGTATTCGCCTCGGGTTGAGCCGAGAATCATCATTGGCCAGCGGACGACGCGGGGCGCTGGGCGGACGCTGCGTAGTTGGGCGCCGTCGAGGCCGGGAACGGGCCCGGTTGTGACGTCGTATTCGGGGGCGTCGAGACCCGTGGCGCCGGCCAGCATCCGATACCCGGCGGCGCGGTCGGATAGGACGATGGGCCCGGAGCCGTCGGCCGGTATCCACGCCACGCTACGGGGCATTACAGCTTCCCTCCGCCGGTGAGCCACGCGAGCTCGGCGAGCTCGTCGCGGATTTGCCGGGCCGATGGCCGGTCGGATGGGTGGACGTTGATTGTCGCCTCGATGCCGGGACGGCCGCCGCCGGACCCACCGCCGGCCGGCCAGGACGGTGCTGGGCCGACGATCCCCCCGTCGGCCATACCCAGCGCCCGGGACGCCTGGACCTGCGCCAGGCGGGCCAGCCGGTCCATGGTGCCCAGCGGCGCCGATTCGCGGCCCATCATGTGCGCGGCCTTAGCGAGAATCGCCTGGTACTGCGGCCGATCCAGCAGCGGGATGAACGCTTCCATCCCGTGTTTGCGGTCGCCCATGACGGCGGTCAGCCGGTTCGGGGGGAGGATGCCGGCCTTACTGGCTGGCCAGACGCGGTCGATCGCGCCGGCCGCCCGGTAGCGGACCGTGCTGTTGATCCCACCTTCGGCCTCCCACCCGGCGGTGCCAGCGGTGGGCACGGTGCGGACGTAGACGGTGGAGAAGCGGTCATCGGTCAGAGCGTCGAGTTCGTTCTGTGCGGCGGCGGTTTCGGCGGTGGCCACGACGGTGCCGTCTTCGAGTGTGGTGACGGTGATGTTGAGATCCCGGAGGCGTTGCTGCGCTTCGGCGGTCAGGGCGGTCACGTCCACCGGCGTATTCGGGGGGAGGTCCTGCAACTTCGCGGCGACGGTGATGAGGTTTAGCTGCGCCTCGCTCATGCCGGGCTGAGTGATCGCGGTGGCGACCACGTCGGGGACCATGCCGAGGCTCGCCGCGAGCGCGACGGCGGCCTCCCGTGATCCGAGGGCGGCGGAGGCGGTTTCGATGAAACTGTCGTAAACACCTTGGGCGGCGGCAGCGGCGGCGTCCTGCGCCGGGCCGAGATTGGAGAACCCGCCGGCGGCCTCGAAGGCCGCGGATGCGACCTGTCCCATGCTGTCCCGCACGGCGCTGGCCTGGTCGAACAGGGCCGACCCGGCGGCGGTGGTCGTGTCGATGTTCCCGGCCGCGTCGAGGAGCGATATGCCGGCCCCGGCGGCCTCCTCCGCGGCCGCGGCCCACGCCTCACCCAGGCCGCGAATGGCGTCGTTCGCGGCCTGCTGGGCTTCCTGCTGGGTGAGTTGGTCCCCGGCGAGTTCGCGGAGGATCGTGGCCAGCGCGTTGCCTTTCTCCTCAGCGGTGGCCATCTGATCGGACAGCACGCCCATGGACTCGGCGATCGCGAGCGAGCTCGCGTCTGCCGCCGTCGTCTCGTCGGCCATCCCGCGGAGTTGCATGGCGACCTCACCGGCGGACTGGCCGGTCTCACCGAGGGTGGAAAGGCTCACACCCTGCGACTCGGCCAAGGCGCGGGTCTCGGCCTCGGTCAGCCCGAGCATGTCGGCCAGCTGCGACAGGGACGAGTTGAACCGGGTCTGCTGCGCCTCGGTCGCTTCCAGCTGCGCCTGGTAGCCCTCGAAGTTCTCGTCGGCGTCGGTGAGGAACGAGAAGATGCCGTCGGCCATGTCGTCGTTCTCGAACGCGGTCCGCAGTTCGGCGGTCTTCGCCCGCAGCGCGTCGAGGCTGGCCGCGGCCGACTCCGTCGCGGACGGGTCGAAGCCGGCGACCATCGACGCCGCGGCGGTCTTGGCCTCCTCCGCGTTGTTCGCTATGTCCTGGATCATGGCCACGATCAGACCGAGGCCGACGGCGGCCCCGACACCTTTCAAGGCGCCGAGCGCGGCCCCGAAGCGGTTCACGCTGGCACCGGCGGGGGTCATGGCCCGCTCCACCGACGACACCGGCATGACGAGCGCGGAGAACGCCTCGCCGACCTTCTTCGTCATCGGCGTGATGAACCCGCCGACCTTCTGCCAAGCCGCGAACGCGGCGACCATCGTCAGGATCGGGGAGGGCAGCTGCGCGAGCAGCGCCAGCACCGGCCCGGCCACGGCCATCAGCAGTGACAGCGAGCCGCCGAACACGGTGAACGCGTCACCGGCGACCCCGGCGGCCGCCGGCAACGCCGTCGCCAGGAACTCCTTCAGCGGCCCGAGTTTCGTTGCGAGGCCGAGGATCACATCGTCCTGGAAGGTGGACCAGATCCCGGCGAGGGTCTTGGCCTGGTCGGCCATGCCGCCGCCGTAGTCCTCCCCCATCTGGTCGAGCAGCTTCGGGAGGACGTCCTCGGCGAGCAGCTGCCCGGACGATGCGAGGTTGAGGACCTCACCCTTGGAGACGCCGAGGGCCTTCGCGAACAGGTCGTAGACCGGGAGCCCGGCCTCGGCCATCTGCATCATTTCCTCGGCCTGGACCTTGCCCTTGGCCATGGACTGCGTGAAGGCGCGCACGACCGAGTCGTTCTGCTCCTGGGACAGCCCCAGCGCGGCACTGGCGTCGCCGAGGTTGGTCAGGGCGGGGATGACGTCCTCGGCGGCGATACCGACGCCGAGTAGCTGCCGGGTGTTCGCGGCGAGGCCTTCCATCTGGAACGGGGTGTTCCGGGCGAACGCGGTCAGGTCCCCGAGCATGGTGCGGGCGGCCTCACCGGAGCCGAGCATCGTGGTCAGGCCGACCTCGAACTGTTCGAGGTTCGCCATCGCCTTGACCCCGCCGAACGCGACGGCCGCGGCCCCGGCGGCCGCGGCTGCGGCCGCCGCGAGTTTGACCTTGCCCCACATGCGCTCGAGGCGGGCGCCGGACGATGCGGCCGTCGAGTCGACCTGGGCCATCGAGGACGTGAACGGGCGGGCGTCGCCGGTGATGGTGGCCTGCAGGGTGCCGACGGTCAGCGCCACGATCCGTTCTCCTCTCGGTCTAGGTCATGCCGGTCATCGGGTGAGGAATGCGGCGACGTCGTCCGCGTCGTCCAGCTGCTCCTTGCTGTTGGCCTGGTCGTCGGCGTTGCGGGCCCTGACCCATCCGGCGGTGGGCCCGTCCGCTGGGAGGGCGTAGAGGCGGGCCCGGAACCAGCGCAACGTCCGGGACGTCGCCACCCGGGTCAGCTCGATGCCATAGCGGGCGTGGAACTCGCCTTCGACGACTGGCCACGCTTCGTCGACGGCGTCCCACCACGTCCGGCCCGGGGCGTGGGTTTGCGGGGTGTCGACGTAGAGGGGGATTTCGTCTTCGAACTCGTCCGGGCGGAGCGGCGCCGCGCCTCCCGGTTGGCCGGCGCCTTCGGAGGGTCCAGCAGTGCGGCGACCGTCCCATTCCAGACGGTCAGGCCGACGTCGGAGCCGTACATGTAGATGGCGAACAGGGTTTCCCCGATCCGCTGGTACTCGGCGATCGTGACCCGGTGGTCCTGCATCGCCTCGTAGACGTCGTCGGGGATGAACCGCCGGTACATGGCGGCCTCGGCGTCGTCGTCGAGGAGGACCCGGCCGGCGATGTCCGGAGGTGCGGGCACCAGCTCTCCGGCGGATTCGGCCTGCTGTGCTTGGCGGAGCCAGGCGAACCGTTCGGCCGACGCCTGCTCGTAGGCCTTGCGCAGCACCCGGATACGCAGGCCGTCAGCAATCGAAGGGGATGCGGGGAAGGTGAAGTCGACGCCCCGGACGGGCAGGACAATGGGGTCCCCACCGACCTCGCCAACAAAGTCGGCGAGGTCGGTGAACTGTCCGACCGTCACGGTCAGGCCGCGGTGTACGGGGTGAGGACCCCGTCGCCGCCGAACTCCAGGTTGAGGGGTTCGACGTCCTTCGGGCCGCCGCCGATGTTGCGGTTGGACACGTTGGCCCAGCCGCGGTAGCCGCGGCCGTTGTCGTCCCGCTCGATCTGCACCTGGATCTGCGCGTCTTCGCCGGTTCCGAACCCGGCTGCGACGCACGCCTGCTGGCCGGGATCTGGGACCCGGACCGCGGCGGCCTTGGTGTAGGCGCGGAAACCGGATGCGGTGATGGACCATGACCGGTGGGTGACCATCTTCCCGTCCCAGCCGGCGCCGTCGAAGTCGGTGGTGTCGACCTCGTTGGGGTCGACTCCGAGCGCGATCGAGTTCAGGGCCCGTACCGGCGTGAACACGGGTGCGGCTTCGGTGCCGGTGTTCACCGACAGCTGCCAGTGCCGCGACAGTTCCTTGTAGACCTTGGTCAGGGGTGCGGTCATGCGGGTTGCCTCTCTCGGTGGGCGGTTTGGTGCCGGACGGTGGCCATCAGGACCGCCGACCACTTCGGGACACCTCGGTCGTCTGGGCCGAGGGGTACGGGGGTGGTGTCACGCGCCCAGCAGTGGTTGACCGTGAGCTCGTCGGGGGTGCCGGCCGCGAACTCCACCGATTCGAGGCCGTCGAAGGCGTCGAGGACGGCCATGGCGAGGTCCTGGGGTGCCCGGTTGCGGCCGCCGTCGGATTCGACCCGGGCGACGACCCGGACGAGGACCATCCGCCATTCGTCGAAGCTGCCGTCGTCGGCGAGGAGGGGTTCGACGTAGACGGCCAGGTAGTCCCCGGTCGGCGGGGTGCCCTCGAGGTGGATCGGGACCGCGTCGGCGGGGCCTTCGCCGTCGTACCGGCCGAGGCCGAGGGAGGCGAGGGCCGTGGCGAAACCGGCGGCGATCACGCGCCTCAGGCTCCGGTGAGCGGTGTCAGCGATTCTCAGCCGAGGCGTCGGGCGATCGTGGCCCGGATGATGCCGACGTACCGGGCGGAGCCCTCGGACGTTGTTGCCCGCAGCCATCCGGAGCGGCGCCCGTTGGGGTGGTGCAGGGTAGGGTCTTCGTGCTGGCGGACCGCGTAGGGCGTGTCATAGCCGACGGCGGCCTCCAGGCGTCCGCTGCTCGCCGGGGCCACCTGGCCGGATGCTTCGAGGACCCCTTCGTCGAAGGGGACGGTGGCATTGGCGTCGGTGAGCAGTTCCTCGGCGGCTTCGGTGATCCCTTGGGCGAACGCGGCGGTAAGCGCGCGGGTGGATTCGGCCCGGTTGTCCTGGGTCCACCGCAGATCAGTCACCGGGTCAGCCGACCCACACTTCGTGGTGGTGCGCGCTGCCGTCGATGTTGGCGAGGGTGGTCACCTCGAGGACCCGGTAGCGGCGGGTCCGGTGGGTGATGCGGTCCCCGACCTGAGGCTCGACCGGCACCCGGACCGGGTCAGTGACGGTCGGGTCGGGGTCGGGTAGTCCGACGTGCGGTGGGAGGAACACCAGCCCGGACGCGGCAGCCGACCTGCCTTCGCCGGTGTAGACGATTTTGGTCCGCTGCTCGAACCTGGCGGGGAGGATGATCGCGGTGCCGAACGTTGTGCCGTCCGGCGTCGTCTCAGCCGCCTGGTGGTCGACGCGGTGCGGCAGGAGGGAGCGGGGGATGGTGCGGCTCACCGGGTCACCACGCCGAGCCGATGGCGGGCTGGATGAGGCCGGCGGCGCGGAGGACCCTGACGGCGGAGTCGGGGAGCGCTGAGTTGCTCATCCGGCCGCCGGTGGTGGCGTCGGCGGTGATGCTGACGTGGCCGATGCTGATGCCCCCGCCGGTGACTGTCGCGGCCTCGCCGACGGTCAGGACGTGTTCGACGGTAAGGAGGGTGGCCCGTCGCAGGGCGTCGAGGTCGGCCAGCACTGACGGTTCGGGTTCCTCGGTGATCAGGTCGTCGACGGCGGCCGATGCGCGGCCGAGGAGCCGGGTCAAGTTGGCCGTGGTCTGGTCGGCGAGAAGGTCCGGGTCGACGTAGGCGGCCAGGTCGGCCGGGGTGGCGTGCGCCATGCCGGTCAGGGTCCGGCCAGGGGTGTCAGGCAGCCGGTTTGAGGGCTAGGGCGAGCATGGCGTTGACGGTCGAGAACACGTCGGCGGTTGTGGCGCCGATCGCGCCGGCCGTCGCCTTGCCGCCGGTGACGACGACGATGCCTCCGCCGTTGCCGACGATGCCGCCGTCGTCGAAGCGTTCGGTGAGGTCGGTGAGGTTGGCGTTGGCGTAGTTAGACCATTCGGGGCCGGCGAGGTCGTCGTCGCGGGTGGCGAGAAGAATGATGAGCCGGTCGGCGCCGAGGGTGGTCAGGGTGGGCCACGTCATGCTCGTCGATGCGGCAGCTTTCACGTCGCCGGCGGCGGCGTCGAACGGGTCACCGGATGCGACGGCGCCGCGGAAAGTAAATATCTTGCCGAGGACGTGGTTTCCGGGGTCGGCGACGAGGGGGGCGGACTGGGCGTCGGAGGTTGCCCTGCACCAGAACACGGCGAGGCGGGTGCCGAGTAGCGCGGTGCCGGTGGCGACGGGGCTGCCGGTGACCTCGGCGAACCCTGCCGGGGTGGTGAGGGTGATTGGTTCGGCGCCGACGGATTCGCAGACGAGGAGGCCTATGTCGCCGGCGGCGTGTACGGGCCACGGCGGCGCGAGGGTGACGGTGGAGGAGAACGGGTTTCCGCCGGCGCCGGCGTAGGTGGGGGTGGCGCCGGCCGCTAGGCGGCGGCGGGCGATGATTCCTCGGCGGCGGCTCACACTGTCAGGTCCCCGACGAGGACCCATTCGTCGGTCGCGATCTTGCGGAGGCTCGCCGTCGAGTATTGGGTGCGGAGTTTCATCGCTCCGCCGGCGGAGCGGACGACGACGACGCCGAGGGGGGCGACGGTGACCTGGCCGGCGCCTAGTTGGCAGAGCTCGATGGTCACACCGACGGGAAACTGGAGGCCGCTGTTCGCTGGCACTCCGACGGTGACGGCTGTGGCCGACGTGTAGTCGACCGATTTCTGCGTGGCGTCGAGGATTTCGAGGGTGTCCGAGGTGGCGGACACGGTCCTCGAGCCGGTCAGGGGGGCGCCGGTGTGGTTGCCGCGGTCGACGAGGGTGCCGTCGGGGCTGTTCGCGGTCGCGCCGGGTGAGATGCCGCCGAGCTTCGCCCGTTCGGCGGCGGTCATGGCGAGGCGGAGGGCTGAGTCGGTCGTGGTGCTGAGGTCTTGGGTGCCGGTGTGATTCGCTCGGGCGAGGAGTGCCGCGTCCGTGCTGTTGGCGGTGGCGCCGGTTGCGATACCGGTGAGCTTCGTGCGTTCGACGTCGGTGAACCACTTACGGGTCGTGGCCTCGTCGACGGTGGTGGCGGATTGCTGCCCGGTGTGGGTTGCCCGGTCGCGGAGGTTCGCGTCGCTTGAGTTGGCGGTCGCGGCGGCGGCGACGCCGGTGAGTTTCGTGCGTTCCGCCGGGGTCATGGCGATACGGGTGCCGGTGTCGGTGGTGGTGTCGAGTGTCTGGCTGCCGGTGTGGTTGCCGCGGGCCAGGAGGACGGCGTCGGTCGAGTTGGCCGTCGCGGTCGTGCTGATCGTGATGGTGTCGCCGGCGTCGTCGACGGTGACGGTGATAACCCCGGTTCCGATGAGGGCGACGCCGATGGTGTCCCGGACGACCTCGGGGTCGGTGATGCCTCCTCCCCCTCCGCCGGTGGCGGAGATGGTGAACGTTCCGGCGGCGTCGTTGTAGGCGAGGCTGACGCCGGTTCCGGCGGCGAGGACGGTGGCGACGGCGTCCTCGACGGCTTCCCGCCAGTCGGTGACGTGCGCGGACGTCAGGGGGGTCCATGCGCCGGCGCCGCTGCCGTCGACGCCGAGCCATGCCTTCGTCGCCGCTGGGGTGCCGCCGGTGAACCGGGGGTCGGGCAGGGTTTGGGTGCCGGTGAAGCTGGGGCCGGCGAGGGGTGCGCGGAGCGCGACGGCCGCGTCGGTTGAGTTGAGGGCGGCCTGGTCGGCTTTGGCGGCGAGGTCGGCGGCCGCGGCGGCGCCGAGGGTGGCACGCATGGCTGTGGTGTCGGCGTCGTCGAGGACGGTCAAGGCGGCGGGGGTGACGACCGTGGGGTTGAGGAGCCACGTCGCGCCGGCGGCGGAGACGATGACGTGGCCTTTGTCGCCGTCGGTGACGCCGGTGCCGGTGCTTAGGTCGGTTATGTCGGATGAGACGTGCGTGTGGATGAGGGGCGCGGCCTCGAGGGCGCCGAGAATGTCGCCGATGGTGGCCTCGGCGAGAATGGCGCGGGCGGCCGGGGTGATAATCGTGGGGTCGATGCTGAGGACGGCGCCGAGGTCGCTGACGAGAATGTCGCCGTGGTCGCCGTTGGGTATCTGTGCGACGCCGGTGCCGGGTGGCATCGGGATCGTGACGGTGACGCCGTCGTCCCATACGAACACGAGATTCGTTGTGCCGGTCGGGTTGCCGATGCTCGCCAGTCCGGGTCCTCGGACGATGCCGACCGGTGAGCTGGCAGGGACGGGCGCGACGTCGGTGAGGTCGACGTGGGTGCCGCCGGGTAGCTCGAAGGTGATGGCCGGCCGGGCCGGGCCGCCGTCGAGTTCGAAGCTGGCGACGTAGACGATTCCGGGCCCGGACGGGTTCCCGCCGGGGCTGTCCGTCGCGACCAGTTTCACCGCAGTGTTGCCTTGCTTGTCGACCATCACACCGGCGACGAGGTCGTAGGTGTGGACCCCGGCGAACAGAGTGAACGGCCGGGCGCGGCCGAAGCGAACAGGGTGATCGGGACCGAGCGGAGAATGCGGACGCGGCCGCTGATCGGGACGAGCTCGGGGAGGTCGTCGGGGTCGACGGGGCTGTCGACGTCGGTGAGGTAGGCCGCAAAGCTGACGGTGCCGTGGGTGGTTCCGGTGGGCATCGTCACGGCTTTGGTTCCATCCTCTGGACGCGGGCCTCCAAGTTGGCGACCTGCGCGCGCAACGCAGCGTTCTCCCGGTGCAGCGCATCCCGCTCGACGGTCACCGAGTCCAGCTGACGCTGCGTCTCCCGCTGCTTATAGCTGACCTCTTCCAGGCGAATATTCACCTCGGAAAGATCGTCGCGCAGATCCGTGGTCTCCTTTGCCATCCGGGTCAGTTGAGCTTCCAATGTGCCTGTCGTGAGGTTGATCGTGCCCTGCGCGACGTTCAAGTAGCCTTGCGCGATAGAGACTTCGAGGGTTTCCCGTTGGCCCGGCTTGAACTTGAAATAGGCCAGTCCCGCACCCAGCACGGCGCCCACGGCTGCGACGACACTGACGATGGTGCTGATTTCCATGACTCAGTCCCCCGAGAGAGGTCGCTGGCCGACAGTCACAACCGG